AATGATGACGACTATGATGACTGGGAATATGGTACTGAACCCATTCCACTATCTGAATTTTAGTGCTAAATAAGGTAGAATTGTAGTATTAAATGCCTGTCGAGCGCATTAGTAAAGCATTCAAGGACGTTTCAATGTCCTTTCAGGTAAGTCCTCTTACCTATGATATTATTGCGCTCAAAAATGAAACTGCAATCGCTCGATCCATTCGTAATCTTGTGCTTACGGATAGGGGAGAGCGATTTTTTAACAATGATTTAGGTTCAAGAGTGAATCGTATTCTATTTGAATCCCTCGATGACATTTCTGCATCAGCCGCAAGGGATGAAATTGAGAATACTATCAATTTATTTGAACCAAGAGTTAATTTAATCTCTGTTGATGTCGAACCCAACTATGATTCAAATGAACTTAATGTTACCATTCGATACCGTATTGTTGGGATTGATGCACAACCACAACAATTGTCATTTGCATTACAGCCAACACGATAATGCCACTAGTTAACTTTGCAAATCTAGACTTCGATCAGATAAAGACATCGATTAAGGATTATCTTAGAACCAACTCAAATTTTACTGATTACGACTTTGAGGGTTCTAATTTATCTGCAATCATTGATGTGCTTGCATATAATACGTATATCACCTCATACAATGCCAACATGGTATCAAATGAGGTGTTTATTGATAGCGCAACTCTCAGAGAGAATGTAGTCTCTCTTGCGCGTAATATTGGGTATGTACCAAGATCAAGAAGATCAGCAAGAGCAAATATATCTTTCTTTGTAGATGTATCGGGATATGCAACAAAACCAGAAATTGTTGTTCTCAATAAGGGTTCTACAGTCTCTACAAATGTTTTTGGAAACGAAAATTATACTTACTCTATCTTAGATGATATTACAGTTCAAGTTATAGATGATGTTGCCTCATTTGATAACATTGATGTTTATGAAGGCACATATGTAACGACTAACTTTACTTTTGATACATTAACACCAAATCAGAGATTTATTCTTCCAAACTCTAATATTGATACTTCATCAATTAGAGTTACTGTAAAACCAAACCAATTCTCTGACATTAGTAGAAAATATAGACAAGCAGATAGTTTATTTGCCGTTAGTTCAGAATCTCCGGTATTCTGGGTTCAAGAGATTGAAGACGAAAGATATGAATTGATTTTTGGTGATGGTGTTTTTGGTAAGAAGTTAGAAGCACCAAATTACATTGAAGTATCATATATTGTAAGTAATGGTGAAAATGGCAATAATTTCTCTCAGTTTAATTTTATTGGTAAATTAACATCTTCAAGAGAAGCTATTGCAGTCAACTCTGGAATTTCTTTAATTACAACAAATACACCATCGTTTGGTGGTTCTAATATTGAAGGAATTGATTCTGTCAAAAAGTATGCATCAAGAATCTATGCATCACAGAATAGAGCAGTCACCGCTGGAGATTATGAAGCCATTGTTCCTTCAGTATATCCAGAAACAGAATCAATTTCTGTATTTGGTGGAGAAGATTTAAATCCACCACAATTTGGTAAAGTTTATATCAGTATCAAACCAATTAATGGTGCATACTTATCAAACTCAATCAAGGACAATATTAAGAGAGATTTGAAGCAATATTCGGTTGCAGGAATCATTCCTGAAATCATTGACTTAAAATATCTTTATATTGAACCAACGGTTAAGGCATACTATAACGACAACCTGGCTAAGTCTGCAAGCGCCGTTACAAGCGTTGTAAGTAATAATGTGGACAGATATGCCAACTCAAGTGAATTAAACAAATTTGGAGCAAGATTCAAGTACAGTAAGTTCTTAAAACTGATTGATGATAGTGTTGATGCTATCACCTCCAATATCACTACAATTGTTATGAGAAGGGATTTGAGAGTGGTATTAAATAGTTTTGCTGAATATGAAATTTGTTTTGGTAATAGATTTTATATCAAAAACCATGGACATTCACCAGCATATGGAGCTGGATACAACATTAAATCTTCTGGATTTAGTGTAAGCGGAATACCTGGAGTGGTTTATCTCTCAGATACTCCAAACATGGGACTTGAAACTGGTATTGTTAATTTGTTCAGATTGAATTCTCCAACCGAACCAGTAATTGTAAGGAGAAATGTTGGTACAATTGATTATATTAAAGGTGAAATCAAACTCAATCCTATCAACATAACATCAACATTATTGAATAGAGGTTTCCCACTTATTGAAATATCTGCAGTACCTTATTCTAATGATGTTATTGGATTGCAGGATCTTTATTTGCAACTAGATATTAATAACACATCCATTACTTCTATCTCGGATAGAATTTCTTCTGGTAATGATATTTCAGGTTCAAACTACATTGTATCCTCAAGTTATGCAAATGGAAGCTTAGTTCGTGGAAGAGTTGTTGCAAGAACCAATGGTTCTACAACCACTACCACTACCACAACAACACAGACAACGAGCGCAACATTTTCCTCAAACTATTAATGTCGTAAGATGATATCAACAGATTTAAAAAGAGTTCAGATTCAGGATATTGTAGAAAATCAACTTCCTGCTTTTGCGAGAGAAGATTTTCCTTTAATTGTAGAATTTTTAAAACAATACTACATTTCACAGGAATATCCTGGTGCTTCTGTTGATTTAATTCAAAATATAGATCAGTATTTAAAACTTGAAACTCTAACGAGTAATGCAAGTTCTACCAAGTTGCTTAATGATATAACGTTTGCAGACACTACTATCACAGTAGAATTTGACATTGCAAATAATGTCTTAGGAACATATCAGTTTCCAGAAAAATATGGATTGATTCAAATTGATGATGAAATCATTCTGTATACTGGAAAAACAACTAATTCCTTTACTGGATGTATAAGAGGTTTTAGTGGAGTAACTTCCTATAGAAACGTAGATTCTACCGATAAACTTACATTCTCGGAATCTGAAATTGCAAATCACACTCAAGGTACAGAAATCGTAAACCTGAGTGCTCTTCTTCTTGAAGAATTTCTTACAAAGATTAAGTATCAATTTTCTCCTGGGTTCCAAAACAGAGAGATTGATACTGATGTAAATCAAAGGCTTTTTATATCCAAGTCTAAGGATTTTTACAAAGCAAAAGGAACTGACGATTCCTTTAAGATTTTATTTGGTGCTTTATACGGAGAAACTGTAGAAGTTATAAAACCAAAAGATTTCTTATTCAAACCATCTGATGCTCAGTATAGAATAACTAAAGATTTGGTTGTTGAAGCAGTTAGTGGAGATCCAAGTACCTTAAGAAATCAAACTCTCTTCCAAGATGAATATGATTCATATAATATTCCAAAATCATATGCATCAATCACGGATGTAGAAAAATTAACATATAATGATAAGACATTTTATAAGTTGAGTGTTGATTTTGATTATTCAAAAGATATTACTTTTGATGGGAGTATTTTAGCCGACTTTTCAGTTCATCCCAAAACTAAGATTATCACTCAAGTCTCTAGTGGCGCGTCAATTCTTGATGTAGATTCAACGGTTGGATTCCCAGAATCTGGAGAACTTGTCACAACATATTCTTCTGGAACAACTGGAACATTAAGATATACTTCAAAATCAATAAACCAGTTCTTTGGTGTAGGTGCTGCAAACACAACTACTCCAGGTGTTGATTCTGCAATCAATTCTGAAACAGATGTAAGAATTAATGCATATGCATATGGATATGTTGGTGTTGGAACAGCAAACAGAGTTGATATGCGAATTGGCTCTGTTTTATCAGAACCAGTGATTGAAGCAGATACTTACTATTATTCTGCAAATGACACCGCAAGAATTAAATCTTTAGGTATTACAACCTCCAGTCCAAAAACAGATTTTTGGATTTATAATATTTCAAACAAGTTTGATGTTTCTGAAGTATCAATATCGGACTCATCAATTCCATCATATAGAATAAAAACATATTCAAAAAGTAATTTCAAACTAGGAGATTCTATCTCAATTACAGATACTAATTTGATTACAAATGGTGGTACTGTAACTGGGGTTGTAGATGAATATACTTTTGTTATTTCTGGACAAGGTGCTTTAAATGGTTCTAGATTTACTGTCCAAAGAAATATTTTAAAACCAAAAGTTGATTCTACCTTATCAAAATACTCTTACATTGAAAAATACTTTGCAAATGTACAAAACACTTATGTAAAGTTCAATCAAGATTTACTTGTAGCATCTGCATCTTTCCCAAATTATTACAATCAAGCTTTAAAATTCTATGATAGAAAGATTGATTTGACTGGAAGTTATAGTGGAGAAACATTCACTGTATCTGGTGTAAACGATCATGGATATCAAACTGGTGATCCTGTTTGGTATGACAAATATATTACTCAAGATCCAGAATTTGGATTTAATATTACTAGTGGATTTGATATTGAAGAAGGTGTGTATTATGTAAAGAGATTAAATTCAACACAGTTTAAACTTTCAACTAGTCAGGCAAACCTGTATAATGAAAATTATGTCTCAGTATCTGGAATTGTAACTGCAAATACGTTACAATATAAAGATTTCCACAACAAAGAAATTGAACATCAGAATTTACTGAGAGAAATAAAAGCACCTGATAATGAAAGTGGAACTTATGAAACTGAAGCAGGAAAAACTGGTATTCTTGCGAATGGCGTTGAGATTTTAAACTATAAGTCAGAGAATGTTGTTTATTACGGAACTCTAGAAAATATAGTAGTTTCGTCTAGAGGAAGTGGATATGATGTCATCAATCCACCAATTTTAAACATATCGGATGATGTCGGAACTGGTGCTACTGCAGTATGTGCTGTCGTTGGTTCTCTTCAAAGAATTGAAATTTTAGATTCTGGTTTTGATTACGTTTCCAAACCAATTGTTACAATAACTGGAGGAAATGGCACTGGCGCAAAAGCCAGAGTAAATACAACTTTTGTAGATCATTCCGTTTCATTCAATTCTACTGCAGAATTTGCAAGAGTTTCTACAACAGACAATACAATTGGATTCTCCACGTATCACAAATTCAGAAACACTGAAAGAGTTATCTACAGAACTGACGGACAGACTGCAGTAAGCGGACTATCTACAGATTCTGAATATTATGTAGAAACTGTAGATGCATCTACTATCAAACTCTATAATAATTTTGGAGACGTTGTATCTGGATTAAACACCGTATCACTGACTTCATTTGGAATTGGTGTTCACAGAATTGAATCATTTGATAAAAAACAAATTGTTTCAAATGTTGTCGTTGAAGATTCTGGTTCTGGATATGAGAATAAAGAAAGAAGTATTTCTTTCTCTGGAATCAATACAGCATTGAATCAAGTAAACATTTCAAATCATGGATACAAATCTGGAGAAATTGTCAAATATACTACAAGTGGTACAGTTATTAGTGGCATAACAACCAATACATCTTATTATGTTACTGTTGTTGACGAAAACAACTTCAAACTATCTTCTGTGGGTCTAGGAACAACCACAAAGTCATTCTACTATGATACTAAACAATATATTAATCTGACTTCTAGTGGTTCAGGAACTCATACTTTCAACTATGAACCAATTAGTGTTAATATTGTTGGTGAAATTGGAGTATCTACATTTGCTGGACAAGATTTTAATGCAGCAATTCAACCAATCTTTAGAGGAGAAATTGATTCTGTTCAGTTGACTAATGGTGGAGTAGGATATGGAGCTTCAACCATTATTGGTTACAATAGACAACCACTACTTGCGATATCTAGTGGTTCTGGTGCGGAGTTACTTCCAGTTATCAGTAATGGAAGTATTGTTGAAGTTTTAGTAACAAATCAGGGAATTGGATATAATTCTCCTCCCGACTTAGTTGTATATGGTGAAGGAAAATATGCAAAGCTAACTCCTGTCATAAGTGACGGAAGACTAATTGATGTTAGAATTGATAGTCCTGGAACTGGTTACGGAGAAAAAACTACATCTGTTGTTGCAATTGCAAGTGGATCTGGAGTTAGATTTAGTGCAGAAATTCAACAGTGGACAGTAAACCTGTTTGAAAAATATTTGAATATTATTTCTGATGATGATGGAATTCTAACAACTTCAACGAATGAAGAGTTTGGGATTCAATATGCTCACTTATATGCACCAAGAAAGTTAAGAGAATCTATTTACGGCAAGAGTCAAGATAATGATGTCAAATATGGAGTTTTTGATCTTCAAAAAATAAATGGAAATGAAGTTGAATCAATTTATCACTCACCAATAATTGGATGGGCATATGATGGAAATCCAATTTACGGCCCATATGGATATTCAACAAAGTCTGGTGGCGTTGTTAAATTAATGAAATCTGGTTATGAAAAAGTTGAAAATGCAAATCGCCCTCAACAGTTTGATTTAGGATTCTTTGTTGAAGATTATGAATTCGTTGGAAATGGTGATCTTGATGAGCACAATGGACGTTTCTGTATAACTCCAGATTATCCCAATGGAACATATGCATATTTTGCAACAATCAATCCCGATAGTGTTGAAAGTTCTGGCCCATTCATCAAATATAAATCTCCAGTTTTCCCATACTTAATTGGAAATACTTACAAATCAAAACCAAATGAATTTAACTTTAAGTCAAGTTCAAATCAAATCGCATATGATTTGAACTCATCTGAGTGGTTTAGAAATACTACACCATATCAGTTGAATGACAACTCCGTTAATTACAATTTCTTATATCAACCAAACAAAGTAAGAACACAAACCGTAAATATCAATTCAGTATCCAAAGGTTCTATTGATAATATTGGAATTCTGACTGGAGGTAGTGGATATCAAGTAAATGATAAAATTGAGTTTGAATCTCTTCCTTCAACGCAAGCAGCAAAAGCAAGAGTTACAAGAATTGGAGGAAAGCAAGTAACAAACATAAGTGTTGCTTCTTCTACTGTTTCCAATCTTGAAATTGTTCCATACACTGCAAATGGTTCATATGTTGCTTTTGCAACTTCTCCTCACAATTTCAATAACTTAGACTTAGTATCACTTTCTGGATTTAACACTTCCATTAATAGTTTGCAGAGAAATTTTGCTATTGGAGTGTCAACAGAAAAATTCAGTTTGAATACTGGTGTTGGTACTGCAGGAGCAACTGGAATCGTCACATACTTTGATGTTGCTGGCCCACTTAGAAATGAACTTCTTGCAGTTAGAGAAAATGATATTCTTCAAATTGAAGATGAAAAAGTAAAAGTACTGAATATTGACATTAGAAATTCTAGAATTAGAGTTCTAAGATCTGTTGATGGAACTGTTTCCGCTGCACACACTGCAACCACAGTATTAAGTGAAGTATCCAGAAAATTCACTATCAACTCTTTACCCGAAAATCAAGTTACTTTTAATTATAATAGAGAACTATACTTCAATCCTTCAGAAGCATTGGGTGTAGGAACAATATCTGGAGTTGGTATTGGTACTACTATTTCTTTCTCAAATCCAGGTGCAGGATTAACTCAAACGTTTATTCAAACAAGATCAATTTATCTTTCTGAACATAAACTAAACACTGGTGATTTGGTATCTTATAATAATAATGGTGGACAATCTATTGAAGTTGCAACGAATCCAACTGGAGTAACTACTTTTAGAATCGCAAACAATACTCC